AATTGTGCGTTTAGGTTGAGGATTGCTTGGTAAAAATCCGTAATTAGGCATATCAACAGGTCGCTTAGAAACAAGCTCATTGTTTGTAACTACGTAACCACGAGCAGCAGCCTTACTTACTGCAATTTGTCTGATTTTAGGATCATTAATATTGATTGCCTTTCCTTCAATAGCAGCATAAACCTGTTTGTTCCATCGGTGGTGGCAGTTACCTCCGCCTTTGTATAACCAAATATCATACGTTGCAGCTCCTTCTGGGCCCCAACCTGCGTTAACCGCTTGTCCTGACATTTTCTGGATATCTTCTTTGCGGTAAACTTTACCGGCTGTCATCATCTTCTGGCAAAATTCTCTTGAATTACTGCCTAAAGAACCAGCGTAAACATAACGAGTAATAAATTTAATGCCATCAATTACTTTATCTTGATTGCTTCGGATATTAGGGCGGCTATCTCCAGTGCTTACCAATTCGATCAGCTTGCTAAATAAGCTTTGTTTAGGCTCATTAGAAAGCATTTCGTTCTCTTGATCATCTGTATCATAGTCAACTTCTTTTTCGTCTATTAGAAGCCAATTATCAGCAGGGCTTTCTCCTAAAGCAATAAGCGGTTCTGCAATCGCATCTAATTCGCAATCGTGTTTACTTAACTCGGTACCTGTTTCTTCTTGTACTTGCTCTTCTGTAATTGCGTTTTCGAGATCCGTAAATTCTAAAGGCTGTAAAGTTTTGAAGAAAAGACGAACTGAAAGGCCATTAAAGTGCAACACTTGCTCAAAAGCAGCAATTATTTCATCTTGCATCGGTCTAATAACCATATTGTCAAACAAAATAGCTGAGTTCTTAAGCTCATCTGCATTTGAACTGAATCCATTTGATGAAGCAACACCAAATAACAAAGGAGAAGTAACGTTATGGCCCAACATAATTTTACGCATACATTCCTCAGATAAATACTGATAGTGTTCCGGAGCATCATTCAAAGGAATGGCATCAACCGTAGTTTTCATTTCAGCATTCTCGTTGTATGAAGTAACTACCTTTTTACCCTTAGGGCCAGTAAGCTGGCTTTTAACTTTGGCATCAATGATATTCATTTGCTCCTCAGTCGGTACTCCGTTGTTGAAGTTTACGATCATCGTTGGAGAAAAGCCATTCTGAACATCGTTGATCAGATACTCGGCTATTTCTTGTTCCATTAGGGCATAGGGTAATGAACCTTGATAGTCTGGATACGCATAGTATTTCATACCTACCGTGTAGGGCTTTGAATAAATGATCTCAATCAATTCATTCTTTCCGCCGAATCCAAAAGCTGGAATGCGTTTAGGCTCAAACTTACGTGTATCAGTCCAATCATCAGAGTAATAATAACCCTCTATTTCTCCGTCTTTGTTGCATTTTTCTGCTCTAAGCAAGTTGACTGGCATATGGTATGCCTTGAGTATTTTTGACTTGCTTTGGTTGTAGTGTACTTGCAATGCGAATTGTCCCAATAACTTGCGGTCCATAACGATTTTACGGATGCAATCATCGTGAAACAAGGCTTTGACTTGTGCATATTCATTAGGTTTGCGATCTGCGTTTAAAACGCCTAAACCACGACCATAAATCAAACGAGTTACGTTGTTTATAATTGCGGCATTGGTTGTACTGTGATTATAGCGGTCAATTAAAAACTGAAAGTAATTATTTTCACCTCCAAATTCAACCCAATTATCTCGTTTGCTTTCCGTGATAATAGGTGGCTCGTATTGGCTTAAATTGACAAACTGTATGTTACTGCTCATATTACGATAAATTCGTTGTTAGATACGTTAGACGTATATTGGTTGTAGTTTACACTAAAGTTAGTTAAAGGCGAATCAGTGCAATATATCTTATCTCTGTAAATGATATTAGATCCGTTTTTTAATACCAATAAATAACTGCGGCCCTCAACAAGATCAAACGTAGCAGTAATTGAATGAGTATAATCTCCGGCAACACTTGACGTAATCGAAACTGTTTCCGTTGTATTCTCAATTTCATCAATAATCTGCATAGTATTGTAACCTGTTTTGCGAGGTACAAAGCTAAACGTTTGCGTTGAGTTTGAAGTTGTAAGTACAATCATATCTTCATAACTACTTTCATTCAATTTTGTTGCAAATAAAAAAGCCACCCGATTAAGAGTGGCCTTTTCATAGTAGTTAGTAGATCTTAGTTGCTATCAATAGTTGCACCACCAAAAGCAGTTGCTAATGTACTTTCAGAAGTTACATCAATGAAATTGGCAAGCAGTTTTTCTTGACCAACCATTGTGAAAGTGTAACCGTTTAGATCACCCATCGCAGTTCCGTTAACAACGTTTGCAGTAGTTACCTCCATACCGTGCTCAAGACCAGCAAAGAAATAAGAACCATTGCGTGAACGAACAACAACGTGAGGACGTCCGTAAGCCAAAAGCTTAGCAGTTTTATGCGTAGCAATATCTTGGTTTTTCAAAGTGAAAGTCAAAGTTTGCTCAGCAAATGTAGTTCCGTTTTCACGTGAAGAGTTAATTACTTGATCAAAAGAGTTTGTACCCTTAAGTTCAAATTTGTAAAGTGTAGAAACACCAGCAACTGAATCAATTACATCAGTGTTTGTACCGTCGTAAGTAATACCAGAATAGTCTCCGTAATTAACAAAATAGATAGCATCAATACCACCTACTGCTGTCTTACATACCTCAAGTCTACCGTTAGCTAAATCGCAGCTCATATCTTAAAAATTTTTAAAGTTTATAAAAAAGGGAGGGAAGTTTTTTACCGCCCTCCCCAGTTATTTAGGTTAATTAAGATTAGTTAGCAGAGTTTGTGATTCCGTAAGTAACCATATCTTCAGCAAAACCGTATTTAGCATCTGCGGTGAAACGCATAATTACTCTGACGTTCTCAGATCCGTCAAGGTCTGCCATATCCAATACTTTAACAAGGTTCATATCATTTAAGATACCTGTTGCAAAGTGTAAGTTTGAAGATGGAGTAGCGATAGCTGTGTTAGCAGCCATACCGTTAGCCATAAATACCGGAATACCATCAAAGAATACATCACCAAGAACTTGGTTTGTACCTTGATTGTTGTAACCGTTAGCACCAACACCAGAAGCAGCAAAACCACCTAAAGCACGTACATACGCTTTGTAGATGTTTTGTGAAACGTAAAGTTTAAGATCTGGGTGTCCGTAAAGGCGAGCAGGAATAGCATCAACCAATTTACCAAGCTCAGTGATAGCGTTAGCAGCAGTTACAGTTGTACCGGCAACTTCTTGAGCAGATGGCAAAGCAGCATCAGCAGCAATTTGAGTAGAGATACCATCGAACTGACCAGCAGTAGCGTTAGCACCAACCCAGATTGTAGATTCCATATTTGAAGCAACTTTCTCAGAAACGTGTCCGATCAAGAAGTCAACAAATGACTTAGGCATAACATCGAATGCAGAATAACCCATTTCAGCCGCCTGCCAAGTCGAATGAAAGTCTTTTTTACAAAGTTGTAAGTTTACTTGAAACTCTTCCGGTTGCAAGATACGCTCAGTAAGTGTTACAGTTGACGTTGCATCGAAGTCGCAAGTTGCGTTCTTGATGATGTCGTTTGTACCAACTTTTTGAATTACTTGTTTGTACTTAACGTTCGGGTGGATAGTGAATCCGCCTTTCTCCAAAGTTGGAGCAGATAACAATGCTGCAGCGATATATTTTCCGCTAAACTCGCCAGCATATGTTGTAGTGATTGAAGTGGTAGTAGCCATTTCTTAAAATTTAATTTAGTTAATTATTTGTTTAGTTTTTCAAAGATTGAATCCATAGTCGTGCGTGCCTTTTTTGGAGTTAATTTGAATAACTCAACAGGTTGTGCGTTTTCTGGATTATGTAAAATTGGTTTTGGCTCAGCTTCAACAGCAGCTAACTCAACCGGAGCTTCTTCTTCTTTTGCTTCCTCAGTTGGTTGTGCAGATAGTTTTGCCAATTCAGCTTTCAATGTTTCGTTCTCTTTTTGTAAAGCTTCCATTTCTTTAAAATGAGATTCTTTTACAATAGATTCAATGATCTTCTTTGCAGTTGGTGCAGCTTCAGCGGCCATTTCTTCTTCAACAGATACTTCTGCTTCCGGTTGCTCAACTTCAACTTCAACTTCTGGCTCAGCAGCTTCACGAACATCAGCAATAATACCTTCCTCTAATACAACAAGGATACGCATATCCTCTAATTCGTATTCACCAACAGGCAAAGGAATTTTTTGCTCATCTTCTGTTACAATAAACACTTCGTTACCAGCTTCAAAAGCATCAGCTTCCAAAACAGATACACCATCAGTTAATTTCATTTGTTCTAACTTCACTTCCATTCCAAGAAGCGTGCGAACTTTGTTTAAAATCTTGTTTTCGTTCATTTTTATTTTAGTTTATACCGCTTAAACTATAATATATTAATTCTGTTGCGTTTTTATCCGTTTACGCCTGTAATCGTTCTCGGTTGGTTCGTGTTTGTAACGGTACTGGATCCTTGCTGAACCAAAGCACCTACGCCTTGATTTTGTAGATCTCCATTGCAACAATCTTTTGAATACTTACCATCATCGCATAAGCATCCACGTTTGCCACCTCTTGGACTTGATTTACTTGGTGTTTTAAAGATATTTTTCATTTGTTATTTTTTATGCTACGTTAAAAATATTTAAGTTAACTGATGGTGATAATGGTCTTGTTGGATTTGTACCCGCAGCAGTTGAGAGAATTTTCATTCCTGTTGCTTGAGACCACCAATAAAATTTGAGACTTTGACCACTATTTAATGTGATAGTATCAGTAATGGTTGCAAGTGTTTGATCATTCTGAGCTCCCGTTGTAGTAAATGTAAAAGCTGAATTTGGTGCAATCACATCATCTACTGAATACCATACTGTAACATTGTAATTTGATGCTCCACCCGTAAACGCAAGTTGTAGAGAAAGGCTAAAAAAA